GAGCCGGTCGATACGGTCGTGATCGCGTGCCAGATCGTCATCGGCATGGTGGTCATGGCCTGCATTTATGCGGTGGCGATGGCATGAGTTACTACGTCGGGTTATTCGCTGGTTATGGTTTCTGGGCGCTGCTTATCGCGGCGTTTCTATACTCTGCGTTCAAGGCAGTAATTCGAGTATTGCGGTGATATATGGCCTCGAAATATACTGAGGAACTCGCAGGGGAGATACTCGCACGCGTTGCTGATGGCGAGCCGCTTGCGCAGGTGCTGCGCGACCTCGGGATTGGGCACACGACCTGGTACGACTGGACGAAGGCCCATGAAGCCCTGGCCGAACGGATCGCGCGCGCGCGTGAGGTCGGCTACGACGTGATCGCAGTCGACGCGCTGAAGATCGCAGACGACAGCACGCGTGACACGATCGACACGGAGCGTGGTCCACGCATCGATAGCGAATGGGTCGCGCGCTCCAAGCTGCGCGTCGAGACCCGCTTGAAGCTCCTGGCGAAGTGGGACCCGAAACGCTACGGCGAGAAACTTGCCGTCGGCGGCGCCACCGATCTCCCACCCATCCAGCAGAACACGACCGTCGAGCCGAGCGAGGCCTACAAGCTCCTGCTCGGTCGCGATGGCTGACGGCGCGCTGCCCGGGCTGTGGCTGCCGGCCGGCTTCGACTGGCGCCAGCCCGCCTATGACCCGGTGTGGATCGAGCGCGCCGAGCGCCTGAAGCACCTGCGCGCCAGGCCAGAGCTGCTCGACGGCGTGAAGAAGTTCTATGCCGATCACCCGGCGCATTTCATCCACGACTGGTGCTGCACGTTCGATCCGCGCAACCCTGAGCGCGGCATCCCGGCTGTGGTTCCGTTCCTGCTGTTCCAGCGCCAGCGCGACTTCATCGAGTGGGTTGTGGCCCGCTGGCTCGGCCGGCAGGATGGCCTGGCCGAGAAATCCCGCGACATGGGCGTCAGCTGGCTCTGCTGCGCGATCGCGGTGTGGATGTGGACGTTCAAGCCCGGCACCGTGGTTGGCTTCGGCTCACGCAAGGAGGAGTACGTCGACAAGCTCGGCGACCCGAAGTCCCTGTTCTGGAAGATCCGCGAGACCATCAACCTGCTGCCGTCGGAGTTCCGGCCCAAAGGCTACAACGAGCGCGCCCACGCGCCGGCCATGCGTATCGTCAACCCGGAGACAGGCAGCGCGATCGTCGGCGAATCGGGCGACAACATCGGCCGCGGCAACCGGACCTCGATCTACTTCAAGGACGAGTCAGCGTTCTACGAGCGTCCCGACGCGATCGACGCGGCACTGAGCCAGACCTCGAATTGCAAGATCGACGTGAGCACCCCTAACGGAGCCGGCAACCCGTTCTACCGCAAACGCATGGGCGGCAAGCTGTCGGTGTTCGTGTTCGACTGGAAGGAGGACCCGCGCAAGGATCAGGCTTGGTACGACAACCAGAAGGCCACGCTCGACCCTGTCATCGTGGCCCAGGAGATCGACCGTGATTACACGGCATCTGTCGCCAATGCCTGGATCGACGGACCGACCGTGACCGCCTGCATGATGCGCGGCCCGATGGATGTGCGCGGCGAGGGCCCGCTGCTGGTCGGCGTCGACGTGGCGCGCTTTGGTGACGACAAGACCTGCATCACGTTCCGGCAGGGCCGGCTGGTCTACCCGCAGATCGTCTTCGGCCATGTGGACGTGATCGACGTGGCTGGCAGGGTCAAGGACGCCATCCAGGCCTGGCGCGTCGCCCCGGCGCAGATCGCAGTCGACACCATCGGCATCGGGGCCGGCGTGGCCGACATGCTGCGCCGCGATTTCCCGCGCCTGGTGCAGGACGTGAATTCATCTCTGCGCCTGTCCGACGGCCAGAACTACAACCTGCGCGCCCGCATGTGGCGCTCGATGCGCGACTACTTGCGCAACCTCGCGGCGCTGCCCAACGATCCCGAGCTCGCCACCGATCTCACGGCGCTGCAGTACCAATTCCGCGGCGGTGAGCTGCTGATGGAGGCCAAGGAAGACGCCAAGCGCCGCGGCATCAAATCGCCCGATCGGGCCGACTCGCTGGCCCTGACCTTTGCCTATCCCGTGCATGATGTTGCACAATTGCCACAGTCTGCCGTTGCGGACTACAACATTCTGGGGTGACCATGACCGGCGTCTACAACGCGATGAGCAAGGCGAACGCCTTTACCCGCAAGATCAATCCGTTGGCGAGCACCATGCCTGACCCGATGGCGCTAGCCGATGTCACGGAGGGCGTCACGTCGGGCTCGATGGAGGGCAACCGCAAGACGCGGCTGGCCGCCTCCGACCTCGGCCTGGGCGTTCCCGGCATGAAGAAGCAGCAGAAAACCACTCTCTGAGGGCGCACCATGACCGCACTGTTCTCGAAACCCAAGCTCCCACCTGTGCAGGAGGCTGTGCCTACGCCAGTCGTCGACCAGACGATGGTCGATCGCCAGATGGCCGACACGCTCAAGCGGCGCAAGGGCCGCGCCTCGACCGACCTGACCTCTGGCGGTGCGCCTGAATCGACGGCCGGCGCGGTCGGCTCCAAGCAGTTGCTTGGTGGCTGATGTGAAACGGATCGAGGACATGGACCCGGTGACACTGCGGCAGGCGATTGCTGGGCTGACGATCCTGTTCTGGGTTTTGTTTTCCATTTTCCTGCTCTGAAAGAAAACAAACCATGGCTGACTCACGCGCCGACCAGATCCTCAGCGAACACGCGCGGATGACGACCCAGCGCCAGACGTTCGACGACCATCGCCGCGAGATCGCCGAGCGGGTGATCCCGCGCAAGAACGAGTTCAAGCGTGGCGGCACGGCGCCGGACATCAACAAGGGCGAGAAGCGCACCGAGAAGATGTTCGACTCGACGCCGGCCCTGGCGCTCGACCGCTTCGCCGCGGCCGTGCAGTCGCTGGTGTCTCCGACCGGCCAGCAGTGGCACAAGCTCAAGGCCTCGGACGAGGATTTGCGCGAGAACCTCGGTGTGCAGCGCTACCTCGACGAACTGAACAAGCGCCTGTTCGCAGCGCGCTACGCGGCCAACTTCGCGCCCCAGACATCGGAGTGCTACTACGACCTCGGTTGGGCCGGCAACATGGCGCTGTTCATCGGTGACCGGCTGGGCCGTGGGCTGTACTACGACTCGATCGGCGTGGACGAATCGTTCTTCGCCGAGAACGAGTACGGCGTGATCGACAAGTTCCACCGCGAGCACTGGCTGACGGCACGCCAGGCGGCGCGCGAATTCGGGCTGAACAAGCTGCCCGCGGCGATCAAGAACGCGGCCGAGCGTCATCCCGAGCAAGAGTTCAAGTTCATCCGCTGCTACAAGCCGAACCAGGACCTGAAGGCCGAGCGGCGCGACTACCGCGGCATGCAGTTCGCGTCTTACGTGCTGGCGGCCGACTTCCGCGACATTGTGAGCGAGGGCGGCTATCGCACCTTCCCTGTTGCAGTGTCCCGCTACTCGGTCTCGGCCGGCGAGGTGTATGGCCGCTCGCCGTGCATGACCGTGCTGCCCGATATCAAGATGCTCAACGAGATGGAGCGCACGACGATCCAGGCTGCGCAGCTCGCCACGCTGCCGCCGCTGCTCGCCCACAAGGACGGCATCCTCGACGCGTTCCGCATGACGCCGGCGGCCATGAACTACGGCGGCATCGACGACAACGGGCGCCAGCTGGTGCAGCCCATGCAGTTCGGCTCGCGCATCGAGATCGGCATCGAGATGCGCGACCAGAAGCGCCTGATCGTGCGCGAGGCCCTGTGGAACACGCTGTTCCAGATCCTGGTCGAGAACCCGCAGATGACGGCGACCGAGGCGCTGATCCGCGCGCAGGAGAAGGGCGCGCTGCTGGCGCCACCGGCCGCGCGCATCGAATCCGAGTTCCTGTCGCCCACGATCGAGCGCGAGATCGACATCCTGTCGGCGGCCGGGCGCTTGCCGGAGATGCCGGCCGAACTGCTCGAGCGCGGCGGCATCTATGCGATCGAGTTCGAGAACCCGCTGGCCCTGGCACGTCGGTCGAATGAGGGCGTGGCGATCCTGCGCTCGTTCGAGCAGCTGGCGACCATGGCGCAGGTGGTTGGGCCGGAGAAGGCGTTCAAGCGGATCAACATGGACGAGGCGACCAAGATCCTGCTCGAGGTGAACGGGTTCCCGTCGAAGGCGATCTACTCGGACGACGAGGTTGAAGAGATCAACGAGGCACAGGCTGCTCAGGCTCAAGCGGCTCAGGTGCTGCAGGCGGCACCGGTGGCGGCCAGCGCGGCGAAGGATCTGGCGCAGGCTGGCGCGATTGCCTCGACGGCAGAAGGGCAGGCTGCTCCGCAGGTTGTGCCGGCGTAATTGCGTTTTCCGCGTGATGTTGCGATAATCGCGACATGCGACCAACACAGCACCCATCGAACAACCGAGTTCTCGGCGCACCTCCCGGTTGGGATCAGACCGAGCTACCATGTAACGCGATCGCCATCACCGACCTGGACATCGACGGAACGCCAGCCGTGATGTCGTTCTGGCGGCCTACCGCAGACGAGCTTGCGCTGCTCAACGACGGCGGGTTGATTTCTCTGTGTGTGCCTGGGCGCACGATGATGCCGGCCTCGCTCGGAGTGGAACCGCGGCCACCATCGCGACAATGAGCCTGTACCTCCGCTTCCACAACCTGCGCCAATCGTTCCGCGCGCTGTTCGCAGGCGACACCAAGACCGGCCGCCTGGCGATCGTCGACCTGGCCGAGTTCTGCCGCTCCGATGTGTCCTGCGTAGTGGTCGGCAAGGACGGCCGGGTCGACACGCATGCGACGGCGGTGGCCGAGGGGCGCAGGGAAGTTTTTCTACGCATTCAGCAGATGCTGAACCTAACTGACGCGCAGCTGCTCCGCTTGCGCACTGACGAGGAAATAGACGATGCCTGACGAAATCACAGCGGCTCCGGCCGCCCCCGCGGCGCCTGCCACATCGGCGGCGAATTCGCTGACGGCCGCGCCTGCCGCTGCACCGGCTGCGGCTCCTGCTGCTGCACCAGCGGCCGCGCCAGCTGCACCTGCGGCTCAGGCCGCTGACGCCCTGACCCTCCCCGGCAAGGACGCCAAGCCCGAAGACTGGGCCGCGTTCTACGGCAAGATCGGACGGCCCGAGAAGGCTGCCGACTACGGCCTGGCCGTCGGCGAGGGCGAGGACCCCGCGTTCATCGGCGAGGTGGCCGAGGTCATGCACGAGCACGGCCTGACTAAGGAGCAGGCGACCGGCCTGCAGTCCAAGCTGCTTGCCAAGGCGCAGGCGCGCATGGCCGCTGCCGAGACAGCCCGTGTCGCCCAGCAGGACGCCAAGAACTTGGCCGAGCAGAACGCGCTGAAGACCGAGCTCGGCGAGCAGTACACACCCAGGATGGAGCTCGCGCGCCGGGCCGTGACGCAGTTCGGCGGCCAGGATGCCGCGGCCCTGGTCGA